ATTTCCCACCACTTACAGCACGATACTTATACGAACATTATACAAATCATATCGAACAAGACACACCATTAAATATTTACGATCCATCAAGTGGTTGGGGTGGTCGTATTCTCGGAGCTATGTCATCTTTAAAAAGAATACATTATATTGGAACAGACCCTAACACGGATAATTATATAGACGAGTTAGGTAAGACAAGATACGAATATGTAGCTGATTTCTTTAATAATGAAGTATTAGAAACCAATCCATTTTGGGAAGAAGATAAAAATACCTATCATTTATTTCAAGATGGAAGCGAATTTATTGGGAACAATCCAGAGTTTCAGACGTATAAGGGTACACTTGATTTGGTTTTTACGAGTCCGCCATACTTTGACAGAGAGCAATATAGTGAAGATGAAGAACAAAGCTATAAGTTATATCCTAAGTATGATAGCTGGAGAGATGGGTTTTTGAAACCAACTTTAGTCAATGCTTTTGACAGTTTACGAGAAGATAGATATTTATTATGGAATATCGCCGACATAAAAGTCGGTAAAAATTATCACCCGTTAGAACAAGATAGTATAGATATTCTCTTATCATTAGGAGCCGAATACCAAGGCAAACTCAAAATGTTAATGACATCTATGGTTGGAGTCGACCAATCTAATGTTAAAAACGCGGTCAAAATAAATGGAACTTATTTAAAATATGAACCAATTTTTATATTTTATAAGCCAAAAAAGACTTGACTTTTATGAATTTATTTCGTAAGATCAAGAGTAATTCGAAAGGAAAATAATATGATATCCACAAATAAGGCAATCGCGGGTGTTGTCCTAATAACATTATTAAATGGATTTGTATCCGTAAATATGTTTAAAAGTCAAGGAAGATTTTATTCACACGAAGTTGATAAACTATTGATGAGTAACGAAAACCTTCATACACAACTTGAGGAGTTTTATAAGTTTGGTGTGGAAGTTGATGTCACTATGTATCAACCAGTTTATCCACAAACGGATAAATCACCAGATATAACAGCAGATGGAACAAAAATTCGTATCAGTAAAGCAAGTGATTACAAGTATGTAGCATTATCTCGTAATCTTTTAAAGAGATGGGGTGGTCCATTTGACTATGGAGATTTCATTCTTATTAAAGGAACAACAGATAGTCATAAAGATGGGGTATATCAAATAAGAGATACTATGAATCCTAAGTGGGTTAATGTAGTAGATATTTTAGAGTCTAAGCATGTTCTACCATATAAGTATGAAAATGTTCATATTTATAAGATGAACTGGACAGATAATTTAGAATTAATAAATAATGAATCATAAATAAAAGTTAGGAGAAAAAATGCCCAAAGAAAAATCTGAAATTAAAGTAGGTGATTGGGTTCATGTATTAGTAGTTGGAATAAAACTCGATGGTAATGAACCAGCATATCAAATAGAAAAGATTGAGGGTGATGCATATCATGTTGTTCAGACCGAAGGTTCGTATCAACACAGAATGAAAGTTACTAAAGGAAAATTAAGAAAATTATAAAGAGGTTATAAATGAAACAACTTACAGAAACCCAGTTAGTAGATAACTGGAACAAGTTGTTGCAATTAATAGAAGATACATTTGAGGGTGAACGAAAAGAGAAACTCTTGGAAATGTATAAGTTCTTTGAAGAAAGAATGTTAGTTGCACCAGCATCAGGAAAAGAAGAATACCATTATTGTTATGCAGGTGGTTATGTAAATCACGTTCTTCATGTTTGTGAAACAGCACTAAAAGTATCTGAAACTTATGAGTCCATCGGTGGTCATAAGGATTGGACAGACGAAGAACTTGTCTTTTCAGCCTTACATCACGACTTAGGTAAAGTTGGTGATTTAAATGATGAGTATTATGTTCCACAAGATAATGATTGGAGAAGAAAAACACTTGGTGAGGTTTTTACCCATAACACAGATATACAAAATATGAGAGTTACAGATAGAGCTCTATTTCTCTTACAACACTTTGGTGTTACGGTGAATCTAAATGAAACTCTTGCTATAAAACTTTCTGATGGGTTATATGATGAAGCAAATCCATATTATCTTAAAGTGTTTGATGCAAAACGTTCACTTAAAAATCACTTACCATATATTGTTCATTGGGCAGACCATATGGCAACACAAGCCGAATTTGATGAGTGGAAACTTGGTGATGAGGATTTAAAAGAGGAAATGGAAAGTAAGTTATCAAATATAAAAAACATTAGTGTTGGTAAGCCCAAAACTAAACCTAAACAAGAACATACAGACGAAGTTTTAGAAAGTAAACATCAAGACTTGTTTGATGAATTATTTGGAGATAAATCATGATAATAGAAATAGTATTAGGAATTGTTATTCTCGCTGAAGGATATGTAATTTGGAATTTAATGAGAAAAACAGAACTACTCGAAACTTGGGTAGAAAATTTTAGTGACAAAGTAACACAAGTTCAACAAGAATTAAGTGAGATAGATTCTACTGGTCATTTTGAGTCAGATGATGAGATAGGTTCTATATTCGATTCCATAAAAGAAGTAGTTAATGAATTAAATGACTTAACAGAAGGAGAAGAAATAAGTGAGTAAAGTTACAAAACCTGTAAAGAAAAAGAAGAAACCTAAAAATTATTATTTTGATCAAGTGGTTGAAAATGCAATAATTCGTTATAATAAGTCAGATGATGCTAGATTAAAGAATGTTATTTATAATGATCATATATCATATGCATTTGACAAACTCGCAGAAAATATAATCCACACCTTTAAGTTTTATTATTTTGATGTTCCATCAGAACAAGTAAAACATGAAGTAGTTTCGTTTCTTGTTATGAATATGCATAAATTCAAGGAAGGTAAAGGAAAGGCCTTTTCATACTTCAGTATTGTTGCTAAGAACTATTTGATTCTTCATAATAATAAGAATTATAAAAATTATAAGATTCATGATAAAATGGATGTTCTTGATTACAGTAGTAATATAAAAGAAACTCAAACTAAATCTCATGTTGCTAATTTTAATAAAGATTATGTAACAGAGATGTTAGACTATTGGGAAGAAAATCTTACTAATATTTTTAGACGACAAAAAGATATTTTGGTTGCAGATGCAGTTTTAGAAATGTTTAGACGTAGAGAGAATATAGAAAATTTTAATAAGAAAGCTTTGTATATTCTTATTCGTGAAATGACTGGTTCTAAAACTCAACATATTACTCGCATTGTAAATGTTATGAAGAAATATAATGTTCAATTATTAAGAGAGTTTCAAAATACAGGACAATTAGACACCGCAAACACAGGATCATTTTTGTAACATTCTGTTATGTAGTGTTACACATTTGTGTTACGGAATGATACACTCTTAAAAAACTTCTAAAAAATAAAAGACCTCATTTTTTTAATGGGGTTTTTTTGTGCCCCTATAACTTCACTAATATAGACACTTAAAATTATTTTTATTTTTTTTCTCAAAATGGGGTAGTTTGGTATAGTTTTTGTAGTATATAGGTAGATAGACGACATCATTTGGATGGAGTCAAACAAAATAAAAGTTAAGGAGAATGAAATGTTCATAAACCTAATGAAGAAAATAAAGAGTAACAAGGGTAATTCACTTGCTGAATTTGCCGTTACTACAGCTATGATGGCTACATTAGCCACCACAGCCGCACCCAAATTTGGTAGTGTCGGTGATGGTGCTAAACAGAAAAAAACAATGAATAACATTGATAAAATCTTAACCGTGGCTAACAATTATTATAACCAAGCAGTATCTGAAGAGGGTAAAGGAAGATTTCCTGGTCAATCTAAGTATGATTCAGAAGTAGGTGGTGTAACACTTGCTGAAAATCAAACTACAGACCAAGCACTTGAAACATATGTAGAAGATGTTCTTGATGATATCGGAACTTATGAATCTGATAACTCAGACTTCGTATATGTCTTTTCACCAGCAGTAGATGATGAAGATGCACTCGCGGGTGATTGGATGAGTTTTGCAGGACAGACACACCAAGTAGATGTTCTATTTGATACAGATGGTGCAGACGACTTTAAGAAAAACTTTGGTAACTCAGGTATCAAGTCACCATTTCAGGATGGAGCTTACATTTATCTTGTGATACCAGGTAGTGGAAGTGGAACATCCGCTCAAGCACCTGTTATTATCGTAGCAGATGTTGAAAATCCAAGTGAATTACATAAAACACTAACTCCGTAATATACGGAAGAAAGGAGAATAAGATGTTTAAAAGATCAAAAACACAAGATGGTTTCACATTGATAGAACTTATCATGGTTATGATTATTTTAGGTATTCTCGCCGCAGTGGCAATTCCAAGATACACCGCAACAATAGAATCGGCAGAAGAAGCAGCTGAAGAAGCAGTCATAGCACAAATTGACGCTGGTTTAGAAGTTTACGCTACCGAACAATTGTTGGATAATGGTCGTAGAAGTTGGCCAGACAATCCCTGGGATGGTTTGGACAGAAAACCTAACGGATATACAACTGATGTAACTGATGCTGATGTAGATGGAGAGTGGACATATAATACCACATCTCTACAAATCACTCATCAGAGGAAAGATAATAGCCGTTTTGGTTGGGATTACGACAAGGGAACTCAAACAGGCGACGACGCCGATGTTGGAACTCTTGGCGACAGAGAAGATTTAGCCGAATAGTCACTCATGAATAACTCTGCTGGATTCACTTTGGTTGAGTTAGTAGTCACAATAGTTTTAGTGGGGATTTTAGCATTTACTACTATCCCCACTTATAACTTGCTGATTAATAACTCTCAATCACAGATAAACATATCCAATATGCATATCATTAGAGATACTTTTATTCAATATCATTACGATAGTGATTTAGATGGATTTCCGACAGAGCCTGAAAACTCACTTCTCGATTCCACATACCGAGAAATCATACTAAGTGATGGTAGAACACCAGATATGCTATTTAGTGGTGATTTACCATATAATACAAATAACAATCCATATACTTATTATATAGAAAATGATACGAGTGAACATGGATGGATAACTAAACGAATGGTAGTTACAGATTTAGACCCCGATAGTCCATCATACGAGGAATATGTAATAGGAGAACTTTAGGAGAATGAATAATGAGATTTGGTATTTTACCTATAATCCCAATAATTTTTATTTGTCTGAACATCCAATTAAGCTATAGTCAAGATACTTTGGTAACGACACAATGGCCTAATATTGCTCGTGTATCCGATTTTAAAATGGGTACATTTAGAGGAACACCCTGTGATGATACAGAATACAGAGATGATAATGGTTCACCTGCTTGGAAAAATTATGGTGGATGGTTGAGTGAATGTGATTCATTGTGGACAACATACAATGATTCTGTTTTTGCTGAAAGAGATAGAATCAGAAAAATAGAAAAGGCCAAACAAGATAGTATTGAAATGGCAAGTATAGATTTTGATACAGAATTAGATTTAGATGCTATGTGGGATAATACAGTTTGGAATGAGATAGTAGATATTCAAGATGCCGAAGTATATGAAGTAGAACAAATAACAGCAGTTGCTGGTGTTCGTGGAGCAGAAGCAGAAGATGAAGCGTTACATCATTTATATTACAGACGGAGTATGAAAGGAATTGCACTAATAGACTTACAGACGGCTTATGGTAAGTTACGAAATAAGAAATCAGAACTGATCAAAAAAGATCCTGATCATCCCAAATTAGAAAAGATAAATTTTCTGTTATCTCAATTAGAAATCAAGATAAAAAATACTTGACTTGTATAGTTTTTTTTAGTAAATTCCAGTATAGATTGGAAAGGTATAATTAAATGAAATTAGAAGAACAAAAAATAGAATATATTATAACAAGTTTAATCGTAGTTATATTATTAGTAACTTTTTGGCCAACAAGAGAAGTAATAGTT